TTGGTGTTGGTGTTTGTGTTGGTGTTTGTGTTGGTGTTTGTTGTTGTGGTTGTATTTGTTGTATCTAAACTATTATTTTCACAATACTGCGAACCATTCGTACAGGCTGTACCAGATTGTTGAGAAGATTGAGCGTTTACAACAACAGAAAATAAAGTAACAGCAAATATTGCTGTCATAAGAAAAATCCAAGAAAATGTTTTTTCTTTATTCATTAATCTTCGCCTTTAAACTGTTTACTACTGCCTGTTGTACCTGCGTATAAACCAAACCAAGCAGCTCCCGCACCAACAACAATAGATATAAGACCTGATTGTTCAAACGTAGGTTCTGGTAGTTCCATGAACCAGATAGTGCATTTGTATAATAATACAATATAAACAGTTAAAAAAGCCCTTGGAAAAATACGCCATGAATCTACTGCTTTAGCTAAATGAATCCATTTTTGATGTGGGTTAACTTTATCATCAGCTTCAAGATCTCTAATTTTATCTTTAAGATCAGATATTTCTTGTATCATCGCCATAAATTTATTGAGATCCATTTCAACTTCATTACGATCCATATCTCCACCAAACCTACTTTGTCCGTCGTTCATGTTATTTACCTATTGTTGTGGGATCAAACTCACCCAATTCTATTAATTTTAATCTATTTTCTAAATGTTCAGCTTCTATGTCTGTTTTACTTTGACCAAAATACTTAACAGCAAGAAACTTAGTAATCATTTCTTCGTTAAGGTCTACCCCGTCTACAATAACAGCTCCTAAAACACGTCCATATTTACCTTTAGAATCTTTTAGTTTAGATTGTAAAACAACTACGTCACCTTTGTTGATAGAATCTTCTAAAAATTTAGCCGCAAGTTTACCTCTGGCTTTTTCGTCTTTGTCTCTTGTTCTTGATTCAGGTGTATCAATTCCATAAAGGCGTACACGACACTTGTGAAGAATAGAAAAACCAAGATCAAGGACAACATCAATAGTGTCGCCATCAACCACCCTAGTAACTGTGCAGTTATATTCATACATATGTAATCTCCTTCCTAAGCGTCTATAGTGCGTTTTAAGAACTTTTCTTTATTTCTGCTTAGTATTTCTTCCTTTTCTAGAATAAGGCTTTTTAACGGGCTTAGAGAACCGTTTTAAACCTTTCTTATTCTTTACTTTATTATTTTTTCGCATATCACCCCTTTAATACTCGATCTCTTAAACGAGTAGCTCTTGGACCGACTTGTGTCGCCCATCGGCTATCCATCATTTCTTCAGCAGCTGTTTTATAATGTTTAAGTTCTAAAGCTCCTAAAAATTTTTTAAAGTTTAATAACCTTGTAATTCCTAAATTAAAAGACATATTAGCTAAAACTCTTTGTAAGTTATCTGATTGCTCTCTCCACCAAGGTAAGTTTCTATCCAAGTCTTCAAAAACAGTTAAGACATCATTTTCAAAACAAGCAATAACTCGATCTTTACAAACAGGAGTTCCAACAGATTCTCCGTGTTCGGGATCGCTTTCAAGCACAAGGTGCCCAATACCAAAAGTCGGGTAGCCTAAATGATCTTTATAGATTTCATAAACACAACCTTCATCAAATTCTAATTCTTCTCTTAATTTATTTATATCCATTATGTGTACCAAGTTTCTTGTCCCCACCCTGTTTTCGGTGCTCCTATTTCTATTGAAGTAGATTTTGCTGAACCTGCTGCTTCCTGAACAGTAAGAGATCCAACAGAACCTTTCGCCTCAACTCCTTTTTCTGTTCCTGTATAGAGATCTATCCATTGTAATCCATTCCAAAGCTGTAACTGCTGAGTGGATAAGTTCCAAATAATATCGCCATTATTAAATTTATTTTCATTACGTTGAGTTTCGTTTACTGCTAAAGTTGCATCAACATCAACCCTATTTAAACTTAATTCTAAGACTCTTACTAAACGGTTAAATGTTTCAGGAGAAATTTCTCCAATAGCAACAGGTAATTTTGTTTCTAATAACTTACTCATCTTTTACCATCAGGTCTAGCGTCTAACCGCATAGCCCCCACTCTAAAACCAACTCCTGTTGTAGTCGCAGAATCTCCGTCATCATCAGATTCAATTCGTAATACCGCTTGCCTGCCCCTAACTCTAGTATCAATTTTAGCTGTGGCGGAGTCACAAGTACTAGTAACTGCTGTGGTCAACGTTTCTCCAGGAAAGTTTCTTCTTTTTAAAACAATGTTTACAGTTTGTCCACCACTTCCTGTAGTCCCTGTTCCTGTAAACTTAATATCAGGAATAATTCTACTAATGAATTGGTAATCATCTCCTGCAGGATCAATGTCAAAATCACTTGATTCTATATAGACATTGGTCATAGGGGATCCGTCATTATCATTACCTGTTTCATGGTTGTATAAATATCCAACATCGGAAGATGAGGTTGTGGCTTTAGGATCACTAAAAATACCTTCATCTAACCAACAAGTTCTAGACAGAGAACCTATAGTCCAAACATTTTCTTCATAGTTAAAAACAACATACCTATCTATTACAGTAGCGTCTTCAGTACAATAAAACCACCCTACTTCATCAAAAGCCTTATTAACAAAACCAAAAATCTGATAAGCTTGGATTTGGTTTATGTCACTAAATACATAATCTTGAACGCTACAAGGAATTTCTTGAACTGCTCCGTTATATGCATAAAATCCTTTTCTGTCCATCCAATACACACCTTTAGGAGTATTTACTATGGCATTAGGACTTACAAGACCAACTCCTTCATTAATTAAATTAATACTAAAAGTAAACGGCTGACCTACAAAAGTCATAGAATATAAAGAAACGTCTGTCCAAATTAAAGTCTCTTGTTTTGCTCTTACTGCTCCGACAATAGTTGATCCCGCAGACAATTTAAAAGAACCTGCTGTGTTTGTAGCTAAAGGTTCCCATTCCGCAGCATTTTCTTGATCACTCCAAGCAATGTTCATGGGGTCTAAAGTTCCTGTTCTAGATGATCCTGAAATTGGATCTGCACCAAAACAAATAATGTGACGATCTACATCAGAAACTAAAATTTGTAATGCTTTTGTAGGAGTTAAGTTAGCTCCAGATAAATCAGAAAGAGCTACTGCCCTGTTAGTTACACCAGAAGATTCATCCCAGTAATAAATACCACCAAATCTAGGATTCATTATTAAATCTTCTCCAAAATTATCATGGGACCATAAACGCAACTGATTGGTAAAACTTAAAGCGGTATTACTACCAAAAGTTCCTGCTCCCCACGTTCCTGCTCCCCAGCCTGTAGAAGGAACATAAACATCTATCCCTACGTTTATTTGATAAGCACCATCAACACCAGAGCCTCCATTACCAGAATCGCTTGAATTTGCAGTAACTTCATCTCCAGAAGTGTCTTTTGCTGTAATAGTGTAAGTGTTGGTTGACGGCACTGTAGCTATTTGATATTCTTGATTTAAAACGTCTGCTGTAATTAACCCACCTAAAGTTACGGCTCCAGAAAGGGTTACAAAATCACCAACAACTGCTCCATGACTTGAATCAGTAGCAGTAATAGTAGAAGAACCGTTAGTAGCAGAGAAGGTTATAGAATTAGTACTTGTTTTTCTAATAGGCGTTACATCATTAAAAACATCGCCTTCGATAACGTAATATTTCCAAGTAGTGCCTAAACCAAGATACTTAGTCCCACTTAACTCAATCCATGCGTGCAGTGCTCGTCCTGTAGCTTTAAAAGTATTGAGTGTAGCTTTTGCCCACCCACCTATTTTTTCAGGAAGTCCTTTTCTAAACCTAACTAAATTAGAATCAAACCACCCACCTTCGTTAGAATAAGCTGTTCCTTCTCTATTGATTCCAGGTTTAAAAAGGAATTTTTGTAAAGGCATTTGAGTCTCCTACAATAACTTATCAACACCTAAAGAAGCAGCAATTAAACCATACAAACCCCACAGAATAACTTCTAATCTTTTAAATTTATTAGAGCCTTCTTCTAAACGTTTTTCTATGTATTCATAACGAATAGCACATTCTCTTTCATGGGCTTCTAGTTTAATTAATGCTTCTTTGGAAGTGGTCATAGGTTATTTTTGTTTCGCCTTGCCAACATTAATAGCACACCAATCAATTAGTTTGTAAACCTTACCAAGTATTTGATCATCTTTTGGTGTAGGTGTTAAAGCACAAACTAATGAGGCTCCTGAAATAACCCAAGGTGCTAACTGAATTATTTTTAATATTATATCTAACATATTCTTCTCCCTTTTTTAAAGTGGGTGATCATCACCCATTAAACAAACAGCAATACCTGCAACCACAAATATTGCTAATACTTCAATCAAGATGCTTCTTCTTTCAAAACTTCTTCAGCTACTTCTTGAGATGCCTCAATAAAGGCTTGGTTAAAAACTTGTTGAGATGCTTTTATTTGATCTAATTGAAACATAAGATTTTTTTCTTTACTAGCAAGATCATTTAACTGCAACTGTATGTATTGTTGTTTTTCTGAAAGTTCAATTTCTTTTGGTTTTTCTTTATTTTTAGACATTATGAATTATCTGTTATATAAGTATTGCCAGTTGTAATTGCTGTTGTATAGCTTGATTTATCTTCTGAACTTCCTGCTACATCTGGGTTTGTATAAGCTAATATTGTACTTAAATGGTCAACATTTCTTTTAACATGAGCATTAATAAAAGATTGAGACTCAGAAGAAGAAATTCGATTGCCCTCTCTGTCTATTTTGCCACCAATATGTAAAGATTTGTTTCCGTGTGTATTAATATCGTTTATAGCTGCAACACTTAAATCTGCACCTGCTAAACATTCTGCTACTGTTTCCATTTTATCCCTCTAAAGTTTCAATTCTTGTTGTTAAAGCATCTATTTTATCATCGGCTTCTTGTAACGCTTTTACAAGCATTGGTATTAATGCGACCTCTGAAATTCCTTGCGTTCCATCTTTAGCTTCACTCCATATTTCATTACCTGATAAAACTTCTGAGTGATTGTCTAAAGCTGTTTTAACTTCTTGTGCTACAAAACCATGTCTATTTGTTGGATTATTTTTAATGTATCTGTCATCACTATCTTCTTCATAACCCTCTAAAGAATTGTCTATGTCCTTTTTCTTTTTCCAATCAAAAGTAACTGGTCTTAAATCATTTATGAAAGAAAGACCTGCTGTAGATGTTTGCACATTTTCTTTTAGTCTTTGGTCAGATGTACCACCCCAACTTGTACTACCAATAGACACATATGTTTTGTTAGAGCCATTGACAAAAGTAACATGCTCACTTGCATAACCTACTCCGTTATAACCAATAGTAACAGCACCGTATGAATTGTATTCGTCTGTCCTAGCGTTGTAACCGATAACAGTATTGTTATAAGCAGTAGTCCAGTTATATCCTGCATTGTTTCCAATGGCTATATTTTTACTACCAGTACAGTTTGTATAAGAAGCATCTGAACCAATAATAATGCAGTCACTTCCTGAGCTGTTACCTCTAAAACCACGATAACCAATCGCAACATTTCTTGAACCACTTGTATTTTGTAATCCTGCAGAGTCACCTAAGAAACAGTTTTCATCTCCTGTTGTAACAGCCGTTCCTGCACTAGAACCTACTGCTGTGTTTGAAAATCCAGTATCTTGTGCAGTTAAAGCTGCATAACCTACTGCAGTATTAGTAGAACCTGTTGTTTCAGCAGCTAAAGCCGATTTTCCTAAAGCCGTGTTGTTTATAGCTGAAGTTATAAGTCTAGCAGCACCATTTCCTACAAAAGTATTATAGTAGCCAGTGTATGCAGAACCATTATCAAGACAGTTGTTTCCGATAGCTATAGTATCGTAACCAGTGGTCCCTTTATCGTATGCTTGATAACCAATACAAATATTAGAAGCACCTGATGTAATTCCTGAACCTGCTTGATAACCAATAGCTGTATTGCCTCCATTTGTATCATTTGCTGTTAATGCTTGGTATCCTACTGCGGTTTGTCCACTTTCTGTTGTTGCAACATCTAAAGCATATGCACCTATTGATACATTATTAGAACCTGTTGTTAAATCATTTGCTGAACTAAATCCTATTGCAATATTGCTATCACCAGTAGTTAGAGCTGCAAAAACATCTACACCTAACCCAACATTGTAGTTAGCTGCATCAATAGTTCCTGTAGTTGCATCTCCAAGCATAATGGATGAAGTACCAAATGTTTTAGCATCAGATAGCCCATTTATACTTGTTGCACCACCACTAGCATCTGCCCAACTTATATCAGTTCCATCTGAAGTTAATACTTGATCTGCTGAACCTTGTCCTAGAACTGCGGTTGCACCACTAGAGTTTCCATAGAGGATGCTTCCTCTGTCCAAAGCATCGAGTAAATTAAGTTCGGCTGCAGTACTTGAAACTGCTGTGCTTCCTATAACAAGACCACTGGCAGGTACAACCACTCTAGCAGCACCAGCCAAAATCAAATCATCATCAGACTCATCCCAAAGCATATAGGCACTGGCAGTAGCACCGAAGAATTTTACATCGTACCCAGTATCATCAACGCCTACTGTAATAGTAGAATTAAACTGTGAAGCACCACCTTGGGTTAAAGTTCCTGAAACATCTAATGTTCCATTAAGATCAACTGCTGTAGCTGTTAAATCAATTTCATCTGTTGCACCTAAACTAAGGACAGTTGCACTTGAGCCTTGTATAAACTGACTGGCATCATTAAAACAAATTTTATTAGTTGAATTTAATGTTAATCCTGTTCCATCAGTATGAGTAAGAGTAGTGTCTCCATCTGCACCAAAAGTTACAACTGCTGAGTCAGAACTAAAAGTGAGATCATCAGTTATAGTTAAATCATCTTGTACTTTTAAATCTACAACACTAAGACTGGCAAAAGCATCAACAACTGCTGCTCCACTACCTGCTCCATCTAAATAAACTGCTTTTGTATCGCCTGGAGGTATTGTTACATTAGCTCCAGAGCCTTGAGAAATAATAATGTTTTGAGACCCACTTGTTCCATTTTCTATAAACTGCATTCTGTTTATAGTGTTTGGAGCTATAGTAATAGTACACGCTGAATCTAGCGTGCCTGTATATTTAACATACATGGCTCTAACTGGATCAGTCGCTCCGTCTGCAATAGTTGAAGTATGGGTATCAGCGTTGGTGGTTATACCCTCTGTTCCATAACCTAACGCTTCACCGATTAATTCTAAATTTGTATTGGTTGTTGTGCCCCATGTTCCACTACCGTCACCAGTAGCCATCTCATTGAGTCTTAAATCATTTACATATGTACTTGCCATGTTTTATCTCCGTGCTTTCTTGATTGTATATTCTTTTCTTCAAAATGTTAAGCAACTTCTTGCCAATTCGGTGATTGAGAATCAGAAACAACTGACCAGTTAGTGGTTACTCCTGGAACTACTTCTCCCCAAACGGTTAACCCACCTAATGTTGTTGTTGCTAAAACGTTAGTAGGATAAACCGTTGCTGCTGCTGCTGCTGTTACACTTCCAACGGATCCTGTTGCTGCTCCTAAAGTTATAGGAAGAACATTATTAGTTATTAACCCTTCAGTGCCTAGTGCAGTTGTTCCAACAACATTAGTTACTGCTACCTCAGCAGTACCTGTAGCACTTTCTTGTCCAATAGCACCTGTTCCTGCATTGCCTGTAACTCCAACTAAAGCAACACCTGTAGCAGTTGTAGTGCCTACAGCACCTGTAGCATTAACTCCTGTTTCTGCTACATTTGCGTCTCCTGTTACTGTTTCAGAACCTAAAGCAGAAGTTCCTGCCAAACCTGTTAGAGCAACAGAAACAGCTGTAGCTCCCCATGGACCTGAGCCCCAAGTACTTCGACCCCAACCAGTAGCCACTTAAATTCCTACGCTATTCTTATAATCGCGTTAGACGCGTCTGCTGTTGGAAAAGTTATAGTAAAACTTCCTGCTGTAGAGGTTTTATCCCCACCAAAATCAAAAACGGCAACTGCTGGATCTCCTGATGCAGAGTCATTAAAAATCATGCATCCTCTAGCTGTAACCGTAGCTG